GCAAGGCGCTGAACGACCCCGTCGCAGGCTTGGCGGCGCTGAGCCGAAGCGGTGTACAGTTTACCGCAGACCAAGAAGCCATGATCAAAGCCATGGTTGAAGCGGGCAACGTTGCAGGCGCGCAAGAACTGATGATGAAAGAACTAAATACCCAGTTCGGTGGAAGCGCATCGGCCGCGGTGGACACGTACGCAGGTCAGCAGATTGTTTTGAAAGAACAATTCGCCGGTATACAGCAGACCCTCGGCGAAGCATTGATGCCCATCTTGATGGAATTCGGCAAGTTCATGAGCGAAACTGTGGTGCCCATCATTGCCAGTGTTGTAACGGGATTGTCGGGGTGGATTACATCAATGCAACAAACGGGTACCACGTCGGCAATCTTTACGACAGTTAAAGACGCCATTGCCGCGATTCCCGGCGTTCTTGCAACGTTGGGCACAAGTCTTGAAACCGCAAAGACATTTTTGCAGCCGTTGATTGACGCATTTAAGTCATTCGGTGACACCGCGAAACCCATAGTTATAGATTTGTACAACGCTATCAAAGACTTTCTCGGCTCAGAAGAAACGAAACAATATCTCGAAAAGGTGACGAAACTATTCGAGACGTTGGCAATACTGATTCGAGACGTGCTTGTGCTTGCATTGGCAGGTCTTAAAATTGCATGGGCAGCGATGGCAGACGGAATCTATCAATGGTGGCCGTTCATCAAAGACATCCTCAACGGTTTCATGTCTTTGGCGGGTATCGTCATCAACTTTGTCACAGGCATCTTGACCGCATTGTCTCAACTCGTGACCGGTGATTTCACAGGCGCATGGACGACATTGAAGACGACGTTTGGTACTGTTGTTACTGACATCACCGGTTTTTTCACAACGCTTGAAACGAAAGTCAAAGGCGTACTGAATGAAATCATGGGCAAGTTCACCGAGGTCGGTACGAACATCGCAACGGGTATCGCCAACGGTATCAGTGGCGCTGCGGGCAAGATTGCAGACGCAGCAAGGAGTGCGGCGTCGGCAGCATACGAAGCGGCAAAGAAGTTTCTCGGCATTGAATCACCGTCCAAACTGATGCGCGATCGGATTGGTCTTAATTTCTCCAAAGGTATGGCCACCGGTATCCTTGACGGAATGCCCGAAGTAGTCAGCGCAGCAAGCGACACCGCAGCAATTGGAGCCGCGGCGGCGACCGCCACGGTGAACAACATCACACTCAACGCATCGTATGCAAACATGCAAAGCGAGTCATCGCTCATCGCCGACGCACGGGCATGGATGATGGCACTGGGGAAGGCGTAAATGTACATACAGATGGAACGCGGTAACAAGAAGTATAGTTTTGACAATGAAGGCGGGTTCATCGAGGCTGGTATTAATTCTCCGGTGTACCTCGTCGGCACGGTTAACTGGGGAATGGCGCCATCGCATCGCATTACCCAGCGCGGCCCATTCCAAGACGGAGACACCGACGTCGATTTTCGCCTCGACCCGCGTGTGTTGGCGTTGCCGTTCGTCGCTCCGGCAAGTGATGCGGATGAGAGTTTCGCATTGCGTAACGCACTTCTACAGGTCTTTAAGCCGGGCAACGATACATGGCAAATAATTGTAACGTTTGGCGTCGCGAAAAATCGCGTCATCGACGTCAAGTCAGTCGGCGGTCTTACCATGGACACCGATGCAAAAGACTTCACGGTGCGCGGTGTCATCCAGTTACGCGCCGCCGACCCTGTGTGGTCTGACCGCTACGTTACCGCCGTGAATCTCACCGCCACGGTCTTCGGTACGCCGACGCCATATCCTAAGCCCTATCCTGTGCCGTATGGTGCGGGCAGTGTCAACAACATTGTGACGGTGAACTACCTCGGGTCGTGGGCAACGTATCCAACGATACAATGCACAGGGCCTGCAACGGATTTAACCATCGTTGACGGGCTCGGTCACCTGATTGTCTTTGACAGCATTATCCCAGCGGGTCAAACGTGGACCATTGACCTTGCATACGGAGCGAAGACGGTCATCGATCAGAACGGCGTCAATCAGTTCGGTGCGTTGAACATCAACAGCGACATCGTGAACTGGGGAATCTTCCCCGATCCCACAGTGTTGGACGGTGTCAATACCATCAGCGTATCGGCGACCGACACAACGACCGCCACCATGGTCACCATGTATTATTCTTCACGCTACATAGGAGTGTAAGCAATGGCAGAGCAATCTATTGGAATGGCGACGGGCAACGGTCCAGCGTTTGGCGACGGCAATGTCGGCGCATCAGGCGGATACGCTTCTACACGTATGACCGCAATGGAAACCAAGACGCTCAACGATGGCGTGCTGCTCGTTGGCAACAACTTGACAATGTCCGGTATTGGAACAAATACGCTTACCATCGCAGACGGCGCTGCGGTGGTCGGCGGTTATTTCTACGAGAACACATCGTCGGTCGGCATCACCATCAATACGCTGGCCAATAAAACCTATAACGTTGTTCTCTTTGTCAATGCAACCTCAGGTCCGTTAACGGTTTCGAAAAGCGTTGCCGGAACGGACGTGGGAGCATACTCCGTACGTCTCGCAGTCTTTGATGGAACTCCATCGGTGCCATACGTGCTACTCGGAACGGTTCAAGTGCTAGCCTCAGTTATCGCCACGGCGGGCATCGTACCATAGTATGCAATGTACGCAACAACGCGGCAACTACCATCGCAAAGTTACGCCACGATGAGCGGTGGCACGGCAACGCTGACCACGGCCAATACGACTTATGACGTCACCGCATACAGTAGTTCATCTGTGACAAACGACAACATCTTCAGTGTCAACACAACGACCGGAGAAATTACCGTGCGTCGCGCTGGGTTGTATTTAGTGACCGCATACGGAGCGTTCTCGACCGGTACGACGGGCAATCGTTTGATTGGTATTCAGTTGAACGGCTCATTTGTAAACTCGACACGACACGCGGCCGCCGGTGTCGCAACGCAGACCGCAACGCACACCGCATTGGTCGTCACAACGTTGGCAACGGACGTCATAAAACTCGCCGTGTCAGCATCCATCGCAACGCAATCACTCGCCAGCGGTCTACTCACTGTCAGCAGGGCCTAACGAATGTCAGTACAGTACACAATTAAACTGTACGACGATGCGGGGGTGGCGATTGGCATCGTCACCCCGCTGAGCATCGCCGTGGTGCACAAAATCAACACGCCAAGCGTTGCGACGTTTTCGGTGAATCTCAATGCGTCCGTCGTCCAAGACTTAGACTACAACTACATCATCGAAATTATACGAAGCGATCCGACGGTCGGAATGCAAGCCTACACGGAGTTCAGCGGCTTCATTCGGTTTTGGAATCGCAAGTATGAGCAAAACCCAATCATGGAAGTCACTGCGGTGGATGCTTCGTCAATCATCCAGTCGCGCATCGTTGCATGGTATCCGAATCTTAACTGGGTTTCATTCTTTAGCACCGCTTTCTTTCCGACCGCGTCAAAAATTCTCACCTATTTGTGGAATTACAATATCGGGTCTTCTGCTCGTTTTTATCCGCCAATTCTGACGTCAGGACAGACACGAAGATACGGAATCAAACTCGACCGTTGGACAGACGGACGAATAAGCACTGCGGTCAATGCGGTTGACCTCGGAATTGGCGCGGCAGTCGAAGTCTCGTGCAGTGGCGAAAACTTGCACGACGTCATGGTTAAAGTCGCCGACACTGGGGGCCTAGACTTCACAGTTCTTTTTGATATTCCTACATTGGCCTATACGTTTTTCTACGCTGACAACCTCGGAGCGGACCGTCGCAGTTACTTGAAACTAAGCCAAGCGAACAACACCATCGGCAATCTCAGCAGGTCGACGAATCTCATTAACTACTACACGATGTTTCACGTACTCGGCAAAGGCAACGACAAGAACAGCATGCTCAATCGATACCCAACAACGGCACCGACTGGGATATCTTTGCGCGAAACATTCGTTAAAGGTGCCGACCAGAAAAACGGTCAGCAACTGTACAATCTCGCCTTTTCACGATTTCGACAACAACGACAAAAGATTCAGGCGTATGACATCGAAATACTGCAATCCAGCGTGTGGCGCTACGGTCGCGACTATTTCCTCGGCGACTTGGTCAGCGTTGATGCAAATGCAGCCGTTCCGTTGACACGCAAAATCTATGCGGTGTCATTGTCGATGGATTCGCAAGGCGCTGAGGAGGTGCAAATTGACTTGGCTGCAATCTAACGAATCACAACTGCTACGCGATCGCCTCAGTTCCGTTGAACGTCGTGATGATGCGGTGTTTATCTCGCTAACCCGCACGTCAACACTGAGCATCACGACGGCCGGCGTCATTGTGACGTGGCAAGAAGAAATCGACAGCGGTGGGGAAATGACGTGGTCGGGCTCGTCTATCACCGTGCCCATCGCAGGGTACTATCAAATGTCCATTATTGGAACGCTGGGCGTCAAAGACCAAAT